ATGTATCAACCTATAAGTACACAAAAACCTCAGAGTTGTTCAGGCTCTTGGAGGTTTTTTATTTGCGCGATAATAAGGAGAGTGATAAAAGTGGGGGTTACTAAAGATGTTGAAAATGTCAAGACGGAATTTATCAATGCGATCAGCGCCGTTTGGAAGGGTGAATATAAATTTGAATACTTATTAGAGAAGACCCGCAGTAAGGAGTCTTACTACGCTGTTGTATCCGATAAAGAGGGTTATAAGTACAAATTCTGTATCAGGGAAATATTAAACAAGACCACCAAGTCAATTATAAAAAACAATATGTTTGCCGAAGAAAACTATGTTCAATACATACACAATCATTTCAGTGATATCGTTGTAGACAGATTTGATTACGAAGGGGCGAACTCAAAAATATACTACCATTGCATTAAACATTTGGATTATGGACAGCAGGAAACATTAGCAAAACATATTACAAAACCGAATAGAAAATTTCTGTGCAAACGTTGCGCTCAAAAGCACACTGGTGAATGTAATAAACTTGATGAAGATAATGTAAAACAATTCTTTTTCAACCATAATTGTAATTATATAAACTCGGAGTTTTTGGAAAACGGCAAAAGGATGGCAAGGTTCAAATGTAATTATCATTCCGAAAAAATTCAATACAGGCCTTATGGTGCAATTAAAATTTCAAACACTCCTTGCTTATATTGTAATAAAGAAATTGCAAGAAGTAATGCGTTAAAAGATCTTGATGACATTATTGATTCGCCACGTTTCGACAAAGAAAAAATCGAGTTGTTGGGTTTATATACAAACGTTTCGACTAAAATATTGTGTCAATGTAATTATTGCAATCATCAGTGGTATGCCACTCCAAATAAACTTAAACAAGGGAGGGGATGTCCTAATTGTGCCCACATCGCAACGAGAAACAGATGTAGGAAAAACCAAGAAGAAGCGGTGAGAGATTTGTTTAATCGTTATCCCGATATTAAAATCATGGGAAAATATATTGATAGCAGAACTCCGCTTGAATTTAAGTGTGTAAAATGTGGAACAGAATGGGTGACAAATTATGCAAATGTTTATAGTGGACATACGGGATGTCCATTATGTCGATCGAGTGTTGGCGAGTTTAATATTGCAAATCATCTTGATAAGAATAAAGTCTATTATATAAGACAATTTTCTTTTGAAGATTGCAAAAACGAAGAGCCACTAAGATTTGATTTTTATTTACCAAAGTATAATTGTGTCGTTGAATTTCAAGGCGAACAGCATTTCTTTCCAGTAAATTTTTCAGGCAATTGGAGCAAAGAAGAATTGGATGCACAGTTTAAATACACCCTATTGAGAGATAAAATAAAAAGAGATTATTGTAATGAACAAGGTATACAGATGGTTGAAATTCCATATTGGGACAAAAATAATGTAGAGCTATACCTTGAAAATGTAATCTAAAAAAATAACACTTTATTATAAAACAAACAAATTGCCCTTAGACAACTATATCGGTCAAAGTCCAGAGATGGAGCAGACCGAGGTAAGGCTTTATGTTGTGTACATAAAGAAACCGTAGAGACTGCCAGATGCTCGTGGTAACACGGGTGTTTAAGTTGTCCACCATTATGTGGTGTAATATACAGTCCGATCTCACGAAATAATCTAATAATGAAACGTGAGAGTTAGCCCGAAAGGACTAACCGCTATCGACTTACAGTTGATAGTCAGTAACCGAAAGGTGAAAGTAACAGAATGAATAGAAGAAGATTCTGATGCCGTGGCACAGGCCGAAAAGGAATATAAAGAAGCGCTAAAGAACTATAACAAGTATAAGCTAAAAGAGCAACAAGATGCTCGCAAAGCCGAATTACAAGCCCAGATTGATGCGCTCAACAAAGAGAAAGAAGCCGCATTGGAAGCTATTGATAAGCAGATCGAACGAATAGAAGCAATGAAAAAAGAGTGGGAAGAATACAAGAAATTGTGGGACGACGCTCTTAATGCTTATCAGAAGTTGCAGGACGAAATGACTGCGGCGGCAATTCTCGGAAGTGACTGGCGTGAAAAGATTGCTCAAAAAGATTTGGGAATTGTTAATACCTTCCAAGAAAACTACATCAATGTTCAGAATCAGTTGCATGGTGTAGTCGAGAAACAAATCGAAGATGTTCAAAAAATCATCGACAAATACGACGAGCAGATACAGGTTCAGAACGATTTGAAGTCCGCGCAGGAATCTTATCTCGGATATTACGAAACGTATTCCAAAAAGTTTGAGAGCCTTACCAATGCACAAACCGCTGCGTTGGAGAGATTGAAGGCGGCGATTGCGAGCGGTGATCCCGATGCCGCACTCGATGCTGTTCTCAATGCGGACAACGCTTTTGCAGCGACTGCAAAAGGTGTGACAAGCGTGGTTCAACAGGGTGTTAATTCGACACCCACGTCCAAGATTCAGCAGTTGTTAATGGCGGGACAGAATGCGATTGTTGAGAACTTTATGAGAACTGCGCCAGATGCATTTGCCAATAAATTCAGCGATGCGTTTAAGGGATTTCTGCCTCCCGTTCTTAACAAGGCTTTGGCTGACAATGTTAAAAACAATGTTCAAAAGTCTGTTAATGACAATAGGTCGGTGGTATTCAACAATGCCCAGTTCGACGTGACTGGTACTTATGAAAAGTTTAAGGAATACATGAACAGATTGTTCAACGACCTTGACAAAGATGCCAAAGTAGGCAGATAATAAAATCAAAGTTTTATTCCTATAACATACACCATATATAGTGGTTGTCGTATGTGAGACACACTATATATAGTGTATAAGTATGAGACCTCGGAGTGTCAGAGCTTCGGGGTCTTTTATTATTATGAGAGAAAGGAAGTGTTTTTTAATGCCGGGAAGAAATGCGTTTGCAACACCCACAAATGTTTATCCGAGAAATGGCGCACCAGTTGTATTCGATAGTAACGGTCAGATGTTGTGTTCGTTTACCAATAATTCTGATTCAATAGCATTTGTAAGATATGATTTTTTTGACGCAACCACCGACGAATGGTTGCAGACAAAATATTGCAAATGGTTTGATGATAGCACATGGGCTATAACATCAAATAGGGGTGACAGATATGTTATTGGATTTGATAAGTATAATCAGACCACGGGGGCGACTTTTCGAGATGGTTATCATTATAAGTATAACATAACCTTATTTGGCTGTCAACCACATGAAGTAGCTGGCGGTTATACTTTACAACCGAATGCAGTTGTTACATTTGCAAGTGGGGAAATATATAACACGATATCCCAAACACAATTTCAGATTGCCTCGGCGATAAACAAAATTATAATTCCCGTTTATTTTGATTACCCTTGGGTAACTGAATATCCTAACGTTACGGAAAACTTAATAGGCTGTTGCTATATGAGAATCGGACACGAAAAGAGAATGATCCTTTCGTACAACAAGAGAACTGGATTGGTGGTTATTGAAAACGCATTTTCCACCACACCCGAAGAAGGTACGCAATATTATTTGGATTGTAACTATATAAGTTCATCGGGTAGTGAAACCGAGGGTAGCTACGATTTCTATGTTCGCAACAATATTCAGTCAACAACTACCGCAACGCCTGTGCCGTGGGGCTTACAATGTGAAAGCACTTATAGTCACCCAAACATGGTAGGACTTGAAAATTATCAATTCAAGTTATATGCAATGCTTGGCGACGACTATATAAATGGTACAATCGGGAATCCAATAACTGGTGACGATGGAAACACATCGACTGACAATCAACATATTCCTATCGCAACAGGAATTACAAATAATCTCATTCACAAGAGATTGATTATTGGAACAAGTGATGACGAGCCGGATCGAAGAGTAACCTCGGGCGAGTGGGGAGAGATAACATATTATGACAGCTATACTGGAATCGCGACTATTGATAGAGCATTGTCTACTTACCCTGCGGCTGGGCTTCCCTACACCATTGACCTTAGTGACAGAGAATTGATAGGTGATAGTGACAATTGTTATTCGTATCATTTGCATTACAATTTCCCTGTTTATGTCTTGGGTGATGTGGACGAGGGAACTAATATGACGTTTAGACTTGAATCCATACTTACTACATATGAAAAGCAAGTATTAGATAAAAACTTGGACATAACAATCCAAAGACCGCAACTCACATACGATTATGGTCAAGTCAATAATACCTATACCATTGCACAAAATAGACATTCGGTTTATCTCGAATTTGATTCAGGAGTAGCTTCGGATTTAAGATACTTCTCGATCTATCGTAGAGAATCGGGAAAATCAATGTGGCACTATCTTGGATTTATTCACGGGCAGAATACATACATCGACTATCTCGTAGCCAATAATAAACAGTACGATTATCTGATTTCAAAGTCGGTAGCCGAGGGAGTGGACTATGATGCCGCCAATGAATTTAAACCGTATGCGTTTAAGAATGCTGTAAATACAAGTTGGGACGGTTGGACTATCACGGCGATTTATCCTTGCGAAAGTGATTATATTGATGACACTATTGATAACATCAGGCAAAAGAAGAAGAACACCTCGTCGTTAGAAAGTTTTGTGTGCAACAAAACTCCGTACAAAGTTGGTGATACATGGACTTTTATTTCAGCTATTGATTCGGGTGAGATTGCTCACAATGTTAATCGTAATCTTCATATAGGTACATCGAGATATCCTACGGTGACGAGAGGTAACAACTGTTATCAGACGGGTAGTTTTACGGCAGACCTTTTAACTATCAAATGTCCTACTGCGGAGATTTACGACAATATTCAAAAGGTAAATGACTGGATAAAGTTTATTAACGATGACTGTTTGTTTATTCTAAAATCGGACAAGGGTGACGTTTGGATTGTATCAATTACTGACAATACATCTCGGTCGTATGATGAAAGCGTTACACCAATATTGACAAAAGTTAGCTATTCGTGGGTCGAGGTCGATAGCCCTGACAATATACAGATAATCGAAATTGCTAACGAATAATTTATACATTATATAAAGGAGGTGGTTGGGTGGAGTATTATAACAAGGTAGACCATAATTATTTGAATTTAATCAATCGTCCAGTTACGCATTGGAAAATCAAGTTAGAACTGTTAGACCATTCAGAAAACACTATTGATGCCATTGAGCGTGACATTGACAATGGTAATTCGGGTAGTATTTCATGCAATAATGAGCAGGGAACTCACAAGAGCTGTTCGATAACGCTAACCAATATTGATGCAAAGTATACACCTGACGAGAATAATCCTTTTTGGTTCAATAGAAAATTCAGGTTATACATCGGAATCCAAGACAATAAAAAGATAGAAAAGAGAATAGAAGATTTCTACTGGGCCGGTAGACGAACGATTTTTGACGGAGATACATACTGGTTCGCAAAGGGAGTGTTTATTACACAAAGCGCTCAGTGTGATTCTGTTAATAAAATAGTAACGATTTCAGGAGTTGATAAATATGCACAGCTTGATGGTACGTTAAATGTTCTTCAAGCAGATGAGATGGAGACGGTGTTCGAGGTTGGTGCGAATGTTAGAAAGGTAGTAACTGATACACTTATGTTGGACATAGGCAATGGGCTTCCGCTTGACCCCATCGAGCCAATTATAGATACTGATATAGCAACTCAATATTTGTACAAGGAATTTACGTTAAGCGCGGGACAGTATTATGGCGACTTCTTAAATGAACTTGCTACAAGTTTTGGTTGTGATATATTTTATGATAACATTGGAAGGCTAACTCTTCGCAGATCGTTTACTGATGACGTGGCATACTGGAATGCTTTCAAAGCACCATCGCATAATTTTGAAAACGGATATCGGGGGTACATTGACCCGCAGGAAAGCGCGAATCTGAATGGCATAAACAAGATTATCGTTCAGACAGAAAACATTGAAACGCCCAACGCATCTTATACCGCTATCAATCATAATCCACAATCACCTTTATGCTATGATAAAATAGGTGGACGAACCCTGCCCGAGAATGGTGGTATTGTTACAATCAATGCAGGAGACATTTATCAAGATAATAGAACCGCTGAATACATGGTAATGAAACGTTGTAAGGATTATGCCGAGTATAGACTCATGAAAGAAACTTGTACAGCATTAGAAGTCTCGTTTAATTGTCCGATGTACCCCCATATTAACGAGGGAGATATTGTAACGATTACAGACAAAGACTTTAAGCTCGATCATGATACATTTATTGTCAATAGCATATCGTTTAATTTCGGAGATTTAACAACCCAAATTCAAGTTGTGAATACGCAGTATTTGAACACAGATATCAATGCTGCGGTAGATATCATTGCAAGAGGAATAAACAGGGCTACCACCATAGAATACAAGATTATTGGTGGAACAGGTGTTTTCCCGTCACCAACGGAGCTTCCTGCGGGAACGGTAACGTTTATAACTACAAGCGGTTACGATACAGAAAATCATTTTATTACATTTTATAAAGACGACGCTCACCCTGAGTATTATGAAACAACCACTTGGGTGAATACCTATGATGGTTCAACTTGTCCTGTTGGTTATGAAACTTACAATCCGGGGTTTGATTCTATATTGTTTCCTATTTGGGAGAATGTGGAAGATAAAATATTAAGAATAGAGGTCAAGGATTGCAACGAGGGAACTTTGTCTCTACGAACAATTGATAGGGCAGCGAACTCACAAAGCAAAAGGCGAGAAGTGTTAGAGCGAGTTAAGGCAGGAACGCGATACTATTATTATTATGGTAGAGGACAGCAGAACGATGTTATTACGATTCCTACGGATGGCGATTTAGTTTTGGAACACGTTTTAATAGACTATCCCGAAGTGGGTGGTTCGTACTATGACCCCGTGATAAGTAATATTATTGACATTATAACGCAGTGTAGTTCGAGCGTTAATAATGGTGTGGGGTATTCTGTAAAGCTCCCTGATGTATTAACATCGTGTTTTGAGTTCATTAGACATAATATGTCCGGTTTGAGATATACGAGTATTACGTTCGGAAACCAGATGACCACACTGGGCGCGTATAGCTTTTTAAACGGTTGTTCTAATTTAGAAACTGTTGATTTCAATAATGATAATGAATTAACTATTCGGTATGATGCATCAAGTTATTATAATATGCTGTCAAGTTGTCCCAAACTTTTTAGTCTGTCGGCGAATAATATGATTAAACTTGAAAGACTTAGTGGTTCTCATAAACTTATATTCGGCGATAGTTCTCCGTTGCCTACCATACATTTCCCATGTGGATTTAGAATAGAATATTCAGACTTCTTCAAAGGGTGTACTACAAATAATTCTGTGAGTGTATCATTAGGACTTCGTTATGTAAAAGAGGATAGCTATTGTTATATATACGATTCAGACGTTTTTTGTAGTGTCAACGCCGTTAATGCTGCTTTTAGGTTTAATAATATTCAACTCGATCAAGGAAAATTGCTTAGTAATGGAGCTAAAATTAAATCGTTAACAATTGACGGATATGTCAACATGGCTTCAACTGTTTCTAATGCTTCTAACTTTTTTGTGGGTAGCTCTATTACAGGTAGTTCTATTACAGACTCAACTATATCAGTCGATGATTATTTTCACATTGCGTTTGGCGGTACGGCTTTTGCAGGGTCAAATGGATTTACTCAACTTAACTTTAAAAATTACGTTGATTATCAATATAGTTCTTCGGTTGGTGGCAGTTTGTGGTTTATAGTTGGGTGTGCGAACTTGACGACGATTCGTTTTTATGGTCGCGTTGATCTTGGTTCAGACACAAATGAGAGCATTACTTTTATTTGTGGCAATCCCGCATTGACTGATGTATATTTTTACAATAGCACTTTTGTAATACCCTCCACAGCAGGAGCATTATCAAGTAATAACGCCAATCTTACAATTCACGGTATAGCTAATAGTGCGGTTCAGACTTTCGCCGAAAACAGAGGAATACCGTTCGTTGCAATAACCGAAGCAGAATTAGCGGAGGCGGGATTATGATTGATTATATTAGAAACGTTGTTGCTCGCGAGGTAAAGAAAGCAGAAGTTCTCAAACATATTCCGGGAACTGTTGTAAAAATTGTAGATAATACTTACAATGGAAAGGCTGTCGTGAATGTAATGGGTCGCAGTCTTACATTGTTGAATAAAACAGGAGAAATTTTAAAGCAAGGCGATGGTGTAATTATCCATTATTGGGATAACATAGCAAACGGGTATATTGCATTAAGATGTGGGCTACCCAATCCTGCGGGCGGTCTTAATATTGAAAATGCGGTAGTTGGCTATGAATCTATTGCAAAAGTAAATAATATTTCAAAAAGTGTTGAAAAGGTGTATTCAGAGAATAAGTATAAAACAACTTATGGCACTGCACTAAATACTTTTTACCTAAATGGATATCCTGCATTTCTAACCAAATACGCTTCGTTATATAGAGCAGGGTCAGTCCCGAATGAGTATTGGAATAGAATAAAAAGCGAACTGGGTACATTTGGTGGTTTCTCGCAACAAATAACAGCCATAGTTGGAAGAGAAGATGCTCGATACCCAGCCCAAGAAACATTCTATACCCACGTTTCGTATTCGAGTAATATGATGGGGAGTTGGATTCACCGCATAGGATTGTATTCTGCCAATGATGACACCTATTATAAAGGTAGCAACAATGACGTTTATTTTCGTGGAATACCATCGGGGGCAGGGATAGCGATTGTTTGTAACAGGATATGCGCGTTAAAAGCAAATGAGTACCAATCACAAAATTATCCTTATGGTTATGCGCGTGGCTTTTTAGTTGTAAAATGTCCAAATGGGTACACATATAACAACGGTGTTGAAACCTCTGCCGACTTGTTCTTTTATGACGGAGAATACAAATTTGCCTTTGCAAGTAATGACGAAAGAGAATATGCAATAAATGTTATTGCCAAGAACTATGTTGTTCCGTCAACATATGAATAATAACAGGGGTGATATCATGAATGCAGTCGATATATACTATAAAGATATTGTAGAACAAGAGTCGAGAAAGATCAATAATCTCAAACACACTTATGGAATTGTTACTGAAATTGTCGTGCCCAAAAATACGGGTGCGGCGAAAGTCAAGGTTATGGGAAGAACGTTGAGACTTCTTAACAAAACGGGCGAAACTCTTAAAGTTGGCGACTCGGTTATCATACATTACTGGGACAATATGGCGAATGGTTACATTGCCTTGCGGTGTGGATTACCGTCTTTGCAACAGGGGTTACACATAGAAAATGCAGCGGTGTTGGACAATGATATCAAATCTCTTTATACTACCAGCACCACTGTATTTAATGAAGATGAAGAGAATGACTTGACAGAAAAGTATAGTCATACTCAAAATATTGTGCTTGTTAATGAAATCCCCGCAATCTATGTACCAACTGGGGTAACAGATGAAACCTTTAAAAGTATAGTAAAAACCATTGATAAAAAGTTGTTCTCTAATCGTATACAAGTCAAGTGTCATTATAATGGTCACACAGGAGTGAGAACAATTCATGGCGAAGTAAGTGCAATGAAATATGTTGACCTCAATACGTTAGGGTACTTTGTTGGTTGTTACATGGAAGAAGATCGTAATTGGTATTATAACGAAGAATCTCATGTACCATTTATTTACTTTACCGATACACAAGTTTTAGAAAACATAGGGTTGGTAATTGCATATCAAGAAATCGTTACTGCGGCTTCTGAGGACTTTCCTTATGGATATGTAACAGGAAACATTGTGTTGCGGTGCGGAACAAATAACGATGGATATTATGATCCCGGTACTGGAATTGTTAGACGTGATATGATCCATAAGTTAGGCACTATGGACATTGGATTTAAAAATCAAAACGAAGCCAAGTATGCGCTTGCAACAACTCAAAGGAGTGAATTAAGAGTTGCAAGATAAACGGCGAAATGATAGAAAGGAGTGGAGATATGCCGAATGATACAAAAATAGTTGATACCGTTTCAAGAAGAATTGTACGTGATGAATTAGAGAAAACAAACAGGATAAAGCATATCCCCGCCATCGTAACCGAAGTTCCTGCTGACAAAAAGAATGGGGTTGCAAAAGTATTTACACTTGGTCGAACACTCACCCTGCTGAATAAATCGGGCGAACTATTAAAGGTGGGTGACGGAGTTGTTATTCACTACTGGGATAATATAGCAAACGGTTACATAGCTTTGCGATGCGGCTTGCCTGTATTTAAGATTGATTCGGGCGGCGGTGAGATATATTCTGGCGAATTACCGTTGCATGAGGAAACAGAAATCAATAAAGCATACGTTTTATGCGAACGCAATCAAGATACAGAAGTGTCTTATAGTTATAGTTATGACACAAATGCTGAACAAGTGGCTTCAACTTCTTTTACCTATGGAGATTATAATGCTATCAGTAGTGTTGCAACTCGTGATCCGAATTATGTAGACTACAAGGCTCGGGGGTCTGGTGGATTTGATGAGATTTATTGGTCGTCAGCGTTTTTCCCCGACTACAATGATATTTCTTACAACTTCACGCCTTTCACAAGTGCCACTGGTCAAGCAGTTCAGAATAATGCAATTGTTCCTTATTCTGTTCGAGTTGTTAAAAATCCCATAGGTATGGCGTTAGGAATATATGTTGAATTGGTATTAAACGGAAACACGACATATTACTATACCGGTCATTACGGCGACAGAAATTTAGAGGATTATGGATTGGTTCTTTATTTGAGTCGCGCTGATAGCTATAATACTCATCGTGATATAGAATACAACAGAAAAGTTAATGCTATGGTTTATAATGCGAACATAAGATTTGCGTATAACGATAGTTTTGGATGGCATTTTATACCGGGGGATTGGGGTTTTGTGACTATTAGTTTAGCTATTGTAATACCGTCAAATACAGGAACTATATATAATACTGTTTGTGATATCGAACAAACGGAAACTATAACTTCGTAAAGGAAGGTGATAGGTATGAATGAAATTGTAAAGGAGATAATCGCTCAATATTTACCAATTTTAATTGAAGCAATCATTACCATTATAGGCGGTATGGCTGTCTCTTATTTAAAGAAGAAAATCAAGAGTGAAGAAGTAATGAAAGTTGTAACAAGCGTGGTAAAAGCCACAGAACAGATTCACAAAGACATACATGGACATGATAAGTTGTATAGCGCGGAGGTGCGAGCTAAGAGAATCTTGGAAAGCAAGGGAATTTCATTACCAGATTTCGAGCTTACAAGCCTAATTGAGAGTGCTGTCCATGATATGAATTTGGAACTGATTGGTAGTAAAGATGATAAGGAAAGCGGTGATTCTTGATGGAAGAAAAATACATCGAAATACTCACAGAAACCGCACAAAGATCAAAGAGTAATACACATCAGATAGAGGAAATCAAAGAAGATATAAAAGGAATCAAGGAAGATAATAAGGCGTTAGGCGAGATTGCAACCAGTGTAAAATTGATAGCGCAGGACATGACACACATTAAAGAAGATGTGAATGAAGTAAAAGATTCACAGTCGGAAATGAAACGAGAGTTGTCGGAAGTTAAGAATGAGCGAACACAAGAAAAGGTTAGGACTTTTGATAATATAAAGGGAATGGTACTAACAGCGATTGCAACAGGAATCATAGCTTTTGTTCTTGGTGCGATTGCTCCTACGATATTCAAGTGAGGTGAGATTATGGCACTTATGACATATGATGAATATTTTGCTAAGACCAATGAAAAGTACATAGACTATGACGGTAAATATGGGGTTACTTGCTTCGATCTTGCTAACGATTACTGTGTCAAGGTTCTTGGTGGCAAGCAGTTCTTGGGACTATATGCATGGGAAATTTACGAAAACTTTGATAATCAGCCCAGTAAAGAATTGTTTACAAGAATTAAGAACACGCCCGATTTTGTTCCGAAAAAAGGGGACATTATTGTGTGGGCGCAGTCTTTAAATGGCGAAGCTGGACACGTTGAGGTTTGTACAGGAAACGGAGATACAACATGGTTCGAGAGCTATGGTCAGAATTGGACTGGTAATCATGATAAATGCACTCTGCTTTCGCATAATTATAATCATATCCTTGGTGTTCTTCGCCCCAAAAATCAGTCACAGATAATAGGCAAAAGAGCAACAACTACCGATAATAGCACCAAGACAAAATCAACTACTTTGAAAGGTATCGACATCTCGCGCTATCAAGGCAAGCCTGATTTTTCAAAAGTCAAGAACGATGTTGATTATGTAATCTTACAGGTCGGTTATGGCAGATACGTCAATCAGAAAGATTCCGAGTTTGAAAGGAATTATGCCGAATGTAAAAAGTATGGTATTCCCGTAGGTGTGTATCATTTTTCATACGCTAAATCAATAGCAGAAGCACAAGCAGAAGCAAACGCTTGTTTAGAAATGATAAAGGGCAAACAGTTTGAATATCCTATTTATTATGATCTCGAAGTAGGACTTGACAGTTTAGGCAAGTCGCTTGTTTCGTCTATTGCAACCACGTTCTGTACTGCGCTTGAAAAGGCGGGTTACTATACGGGTATTTATATTTCCCGCTCTCCTGCACAGTTGTATCTCACTAAAGAAGTTGCACAGAGATACGCTTTGTGGCTTGCGGAATACAATTCCAAATGCAACTACGACGGGAATTATGGAATGTGGCAGTATAGTTCAACAGGTAGAGTCTCGGGAATCAACGGTGACGTTGATATGGATTATTGTTACGTTGATTATCCTACGCTTATAAAGAATGCGGGATTAAATGGTTACAAGAAACCCGAACCTACTCCACAGCCTACGCCCACCCCCGAGAAGAAAGAACTCGATGCGAACGGATATAAAGAGGGTGACAAGGGTTATCAGGCTCTTGCGCTTAAAACATTACTCAAACTTGCCATTGATAAAGGTATGGTATCGGGCAAACTTGATGACACAACCGGGCTTGGCGGTGGAAGTATTAAGGTTGTTAATGCACTCTTGAAAAAGTGGGGTTATAAGGAGAACGGAATCGCAGGAACGAACTTTATCAACAGATTGTATAAAGAATTGAAATGATTGGTATGGCTCTCATGGGAAACTGTGAGAGCTTTAATTATATGAAAGGTGGTATGATTATGGTACAGCTTAACTCTGTTGGTGACGACAAGAATCAGAAAGAGTTATTTATAACAGGTAAATCGACCGATGAAAAACCCACAAGATGGAAAGGGAACAGAATCCCGCAGTTTTCTATTTATTATGAGATAGATACGGGGCATTTCTATGTTTTTGATATTGAAAACATGGAATGGCTTCAAAGAGGATAATTGACAATTGACAAATAAAGTGAGGTGATTATACATGGCAGCAGATAATTTTGCGAGAGTTTTAGCAATGTCGGCTATGAGTGGTGTTGCAGAAAATGTCGTACAGGTTACAACGCTCCCGGAAGCGACTTTATCAAATGTTGGTAAGATTTATCAATACACTGGGGGTTCGACTGAAAATTACACCAATGGTTATTTTTATAAAAACGTAGCCAGTACCGATCCTGTTTCAGGGACAACTACTTATTCTTGGATTGCGATTGACACACAGCCCGAATGTGCCAAGCATTGGGTCGGTACAAGAGCTGAACTTATGGCGGCTTTGGCTTTCGGCGATATAGAAGATGGAACGATTATTCTTATAACAGACGAACCCGACGTTGATAATCTTCCCACTGAAAACTCTACTAATTTAGTTTATTCGGGCGGTGTTTATGCTGCGCTGTTAGGCAAAGAAGATGTGTTTAGAACAATTACCATGCCGCAACCAAGCCAAACGTTTAATGGGAAAGTTTTACAGTTCTTGGGTACAACTACAAATGATTATATTCATGGATTCTTTTATGAGTGCGTACCCACGGTTGTTAGTGGCGCTGTCACTTATGTATGGAGAAACATTCTTGTTCAGAATGATAAGACGATTCAGGTTTCTACACTTTCGCCCGCAAGCCTTTCGGAACTCGGGAATATTTACGAATATGTTGGAGAGACAACCTCTGTATTGACAAAGGGATTTTTCTATCAGTGCGTAGAAATTCCTAATACGTCTCCCGTAGAATATGCTTGGGAGTGTATTAACGTACAGGGGGTAGACGATTCTTTATCAAACGTTTCTGAAAATGCGGTACAGAATAAAGTAGTGACAAATGCTCTTGCTAACAAGGTTGATACTGTTGCAGGAAAAGGTTTGTCTACTAATGATTATACTACCGCTGAAAAGACACAGCTTGCTACCAACACAACCGATATAGCTAAACTTAAAGCCGAACACGTTGAACTTACACAGGCTGAGTATGATATGATTGGTAATGAAAAGTATTCGGATAATAAGGAGTACTTTATTGTTGACGCTTCGCCTGATGACCCGACATACATTTACGGATTCCATATTGATCCCGATGAGTCTGATTCTTCCGATTGTGTTACCTATCTTAACGACGCTGTTGGTATGACTCCTGCGGCAATGGGTTCGACAGCGTTCAACTACGGTTCATGGGAAAATGTATTTTTTATGCCGAAACCTTGTATGCTGAAATTCGATGGTACGGTAGATTATTATCTTGATCCTAATGACTACTCAAAGAAAGCTGACGGAATAACGCCCTCGGACTATAATAATCTCGCTTATCAAGGTAACGCAATGATGGAATTTCCGCTTATATGGTACAAGTATGTCCCGGGCGTGGCAGAAGGAGAAGGTTATTTCTATGTTTCCAACCACAAGGTAAACGACACTTACAAATGCTGGTCGAATATGGATTGTGACGGAAATATCATTGAGCATTTTTATATGCCTATATATAACGGCTGTACTTATGACGGTAAAATGCGCTCGATTTCGGGATTGACACTTGCGCCGTGGAGTACAACTGTATATTCAGCGAGTGCTACGTATGCCGTGGGCGACAAGATAAACTACGACGGCAAAATGTGGCAATGCACAACCGCCGTTGAGACAGCGGAAGCGTTCGACCCTGCGAAGTGGGAGCAGTTTGCATTTAATGGAAACACTATCGCCACAGAAGAAATTGCACAGGCTACGGCGAACAACACTACTGCAAAGACTGAGTGGTATATAGATACTTGGAACGATAGAGTCTTGATTAACGGTTTGCTTGTGCTTATCAGTAAGTCTATTGATGCTCAGGGTACGTTTGGCAGAGGTATAGATAGTGGTAGTCAGGCGGCTAAAGAATCGTATGTTACGGGTTCGCTCGATGATAAAGGACTATTTTATGGCTCTACTACTAATGGTGTTACCGCTGTTAAGGTTTTCGGCATGGAAAACTGGTGGGGTCTTGTATGGCACAGAACAGCAGGATTGATCGGCGGTGCTAACAATGTCTATTTGTACAAGATGACGTTCAGCACGGCAGATGGCTCTATCGTTGACGGATATAATACAAGCGGCACTGGATATCCCTCCGTAGGCGGCAAGCCTACCGCGAATAACTATGTCAAAAAAATGCAGTTTGGCTTGTTCGGTTTTCTGCCGATCGAAGTTGGCTCGTATAGTACACAATATTACAAAGATTATTATTATGACGGTACAGGCTTCGCTCTTGTGGGCGGCTCCTCCTCCCACGGCGGCGCTCATGATGGCGCGTTCTGCGTCGGCCTCAACATCGGGGCTGGGAATCGGAGCTGGACCATCGGGGCTGCGCCTTCTTGTAAACCTTGCTTGAAGGGGTGAATTGGCAGGAGCGTAGCGACTGACAAGAGGGAAACGCTTGCGTTGCCCCTAATAGTAAACGTTAATAGTTGAGTTCAATTCTTAACTTGCATAAAGCAAAACAACACATATGGGGATTCATGGTGCGCTTCGCTCTTGTGGGCGGCAACTCCAACAACGGCGCTAATGATGGCGCGTTCTACGTCAACCTCAACAACGGGGCTGGGAATCGCAACTGGAACATCGGGGCTGCGCACTCTTATAACATACCTTCATAATGCACCATGTTTTCCTTACCTCTTGGTAAAAATGAGATCGAAAGCAAGCATCTGTTAGTAAGTGGTAACACCCAAAGTGGATGAAGATATAAGAAGAAGGTGATTTGTATAAAATCTTATAATGGATTGTACGAAAAGATGATAAGTGATGACAACATCAAACTTGCTATTATAAAAGCGGCTAAGAATAAACGCAAAAATAACAAACGTCATAGAAAATTAAGATACATTCGGAATCATATTGATGAATATATTCCGATTGTGCGCAAGTGGATATTAAATTTTGAACCAACAAAGCATAAGCCAATTGAAATCAACGATGGTATTTCGGCTAAGAAAAGATTTATCATTGTCCCTACTGTTAAAGAAATGATAGTTCATCATGCGATAACGAATGTGCTTACACCGATATTGAGGATTGGAATGTACGAACATTCTTACGCAAGTATACCGGGCAGAGGACTTCATTCGGGTGTGAGAACTACTCGTAGATGGATTTACAGCGACCACGCAAATACTAAATATTGTCTCAAACTTGATATACGAAAGTTCTTTGATAGCATTGACCAAGATGTGTTATTGGCGCGATTGAGAGAGAAGATTAGGGACAAGCAATATTTAGCAATTCTTGAAAAAGTAATCCGAACGACCAAAAGCGGAATACCGCTTGGGTTTACTACAAGTCAGTGGTTCGCCAATTTTTTGCTTACCGAACTCGATCATAAAATCAAGCAGGAGTATGGTATAAAATACTACATCAGATTTATGGATGATATGGTTTTGTTTGGAAGTAATAAACGCAAGTTGCATAATATTAGAAAGCAGATTGCTGAATATCTCGAAAACGAATTGCACTTACACCTCAAAGATAACTGGCAAGTATTCTTTATGGATAGCACGAGAAGCCGAAAGAAGAAAGGGCGTTTTCTTGATTTTCTCGGATTCAAGTTCTATCGGAATCATGTGGGACTCCGAAGAAGATTGGCTTTAAAGGCACAACGCAAGGCAAAGAGAATTTCTAAAAAGCAATGTGCAAATATACATGATGTTCGTCAGATGGTTGTGTATGCAGGACTGGTCAAGTATGCAGATTGTTATAAATGGTTTATGGCTCATATTGCACCATTTGTCAGCATAAAGAAAATGAGACATAAGATTTCGACTTATGACAGGAAACATGGCAAGTATAAGTTAGGAGGAATCTAAGATGAATATATGGTATGACGGCGAAAGCTCTGTGTATCCTGCGCTCGTTGACAGCACTTCGTCAAAGAAATGGGTCTACGTTCGCCGCAATGTTGAAGAACATGAACGCGAAAACGAGCAAGGGATAAAAGAAACTTTTTATTCGTTTGAAGAGCAAAAAGTACCCAAAGATGTGTGGGGAATATTTGAAAAAACTATGCAAAACGACGAAAAAATTATAAAAAATGATGTGAAAATTGCCGAAGCTGATTTGCGAATCGCCGATGTCGAGGAAGCGATTACGGAACTTTATGGAATTTTCTGATGGAGGTGTAAGATATGAGTGCAAGTATGCTTAGAATTTATATTCGTGTTATAGAACGCAGAATGAAACTTGGCGAGGACTTGGAAGAGATACTTGACAATTATTCCAATCTCTCCGAGGAAGATAAGGAGCAAATAAGGGAGGCGATTGTGAATGGGTAAACTGGTTAGAAATGGAATTGATTATTCGACTCCAATCGTTGATAATCAACTTAGCGCCACCAGTACAAATCCTGTACAGAATAAGATTGTAACACAGGCAATCAATGAAATGAGTAATTCGGTTGTTACGATAGATAACAATGGTGACTTGTGGGTAGGCAATACTCAAATTTGGCACATTATAGATAGTGATAGTTATGCCGCGTTACAGACCAAGGAAAACATTCTCTATCTTGTTTATCCTACTCCGAGTTCGTAAGGTGGTGAGGTCGAATGCCAATTTATAAACAAACAACAGAGATTACAAAAATAGATGATGTTTGGGCGAATATAGATAGGGATATTGTTGAAGTTTATTTTGGAGATAAGAATATATTTACTGTTTGGGGAGAGTATACTGGCTCCCTTCCAATCACAATAAACGCAAACGGTGATGCGCTGATCGACTATCGGATATATGGTGCTAACGTGGGTGCGGGTGAGCCTACGGAGAATCTGATAGATGCGAACAAACCAAACGTCAGACAAAGGGTGGAAGTGGAACCTGGTGAAAAATATTGCTTGTCGAAATACGAGCAATTCGGGGCGTATGGCAGACCGAGTTATGCTATATATGACGAAAACGACAATATGATAGCAAGTGACTATATCAGTGCATGGATGTCGGCAAGTTTTACAGTTCCAGGCAATGGAAAATATGTAATTATATCTTTTGGTTCCAGTTATGCAGGGGTGGTGTCATTTGTTAAGGGGACAGCTCCTGATTATTACACGCCATATCCCGCCAACTATATCCCCTACGGCTACAAACTGCCGATGGTGACAGCTAAAAATCTGTTTAATCCTGACGGAACATACGAAGCTAACAAATTTAAAGATAATAATGGTAATATAGCATCCTATAATAATGCAGGATACTATACCCAGTATATGCCGATAAACAGCGAGGAGCCAATATTGGTAAAAAATGCGCGTGGAAATTATGATCTCACAATACGTTTGTACTACTATGACAGTCAAAAAAATTGGATAAGAAGAAGCGGCGGCAACGGATATGTAACTGATTTCACGGAAACACCGCCAGCAGGAGCGGCATTTATACAGCTGCAACTTGGCATGCCATATACTACAAATGCTGATAAAATAATAATTTCGCAAGGGGGGACTACAACCCCCGTCTACATCGGCGAAAATCAGCTGGGCGAGGATGAGTATGTTTCTTTCAGCGATCAGAAGATATATAGAAATGTCAGCGGCACACTTACGCCAACCGACCCACCCGTTCCCCTCCCCGAAATCCCGACAATAGACGGCGAAACAGTGATAGATTACAACGGAGAACCGAAGCCGTCGCAGATGTACGTCAAGTATAGAAAGCAACATTCTTAATGAAAGCGAGATGATAAAATGAGTTTAAAATATTATACGAATAATGCGTTGACAGATGTGACTGATATGCTTTTGAAATCGACAGATGAACCGACACTGATAACGAAAAACATCACCGCGAACGGGGTGTATAACGCGGCTGACGATGATGCGGACGGGTATTCTAAGGTTATCGTGAACGTGCCGAATTCATACACGTCAGGCGATGATGTAAATTTTTATGACTATGACGGCACGATTGTACACTCGTACACAAAAGCGGAGTTTTTGGCTTTAACTGCTATTCCAGATAATCCTACACATGATGGCTTGACCTCGCAGGGCTGGAACTGGAGTTTAAGTGACGCAAAAGCTCATGTC